TTACTTTTTGTCTCGGCAAATAAGGCAGAAAAATCGCACAAAAAGAAAGTGCAAACGATATACAAATAACGCCAAAACATCACGGAGTATCAATGTGTTATGATGTTTTCTCCGACCAACGATTTTTGGTTCCATTTGGCATTGTTTATGGAATATTTGTTGTATTTTTGTTGCACGGTTGGAAACGTGCAACATTTACAACAAAACCGCCGCAATGAAAGAATGAAAGAAAGAACAAGTATCACTCTGCGCCAGCGGCTTTTGCCGAGTGGCCGGACTACGCTCTATCTCGATTACATCTGCAACGGCAAGCGCCATGTTGAATCTCTGAAACTTTTCTTAGAGCCGGAGACATCTCGCGCTGACAAGCAGAAGAATCGAGAGACGTTGAAGTATGCCGAGACTATATTGGCAAAGCGTAAGGTGCAAATCCAAAACAAGGAGTTCGGCTTCAAGCAGGACTTTGCAGACGACACAAACTTCTATGAGTATTACTACGCTCTCTGCACTCAGCGTCTGGGCAAGGAGAGCCGTGGAAACTGGGGCAACTGGCTGTCGGCACTCCAGCATATGCTCAAGTATGATCCGCAACTCAAAAAGAGAAAATTCTCAGAGATAGACACGCGATGGGTGCAAGGCTTCAAGGACTATCTCGAAAACGATGCCTATGCCTGGGGATGTGATAACCGTGATCACAACATAAACCATCACCTCTCACGAAACTCGAAGGTCAGTTATTTCAACAAGCTACGCGCTTGCCTAAATCAGGCTCTGAAGGAACGAGTCATCGGCGTTAATCCCATGCTCGGCATCGAGGGTTTCAAGGCCGAAGAGGGCAAGCGAATGTATCTCACCATCGATGAGGTAAGACTGCTCGCCCAGACGCCGTGCCCATATCCCAATATCAAACGCGCTTTTCTCTTCTCGTGCCTGACCGGTCTACGTCGGAGCGACATCATCAAGCTGACATGGGGAGAAGTTCAGACACAAAGCGGTCTGACTCGCCTAATCTTCCGACAGAAAAAGACAGGAGGCCAAGAATATCTTGACATTTCACCGCAAGCTGCCGAGTTAATGGGCAAGCGCGGAAATTCAGAAAACAAAGTGTTCACCAACTTGCCCTCTAAAGGCAGTATCAATAATACTATCAAACTATGGGTCGCCAATGCCGGCATCAGAAAAGAGATTACTTTTCACTGCGGCCGGCATACCTTCGCGGTGATGATGCTCGACCTCGGCACTGACATCTACACCGTGAGCAAGCTGCTCGGCCACCGTGAGCTCTCGACGACCCAAATCTATGCCAAGGTTCTCGACAAGAATAAGCAGGCTGCAGTTGCGCGAATACCCGACATTTTCGACCAAGGCGAGAGCAATTAAAAAGCAAAAAAAGCAATTGCTTTTCAGACCGCCGTATGATACTGGAAATCTGCATCGTATATATCAATAAAAACCAATTGCTTTTCACCGCCTCAGAAAAAGCAATTGCTTTAATGGAAAAAGCAATTGCTTTTTTAGGGGGTCTACGATGCTGATACTCTGCATCGTACAAAACAAAAGCAAAAAAAGCAATTGCTTTTCGGGTGTTTTTGAAAGAAAAGAAAGAAAAAAGAAACGAAAAGGTTTCTCTCTTCTTTCCCCCATACCCCCTATTTACTCTCTTCTAAAAGAAAAGAAATAAATAAAGAAAAGAAAGCCCGCTATATCGCTCGCGCGCATATGCGCGCGTATGGGTGGGTTATCATTTAGCGCTTGAACTTTTTGCCGGTACCGAGCATCAGCCAATTTGCAGAGACGCCAAAATACTTGATTAGCGGCACAAGCCACGAAACTTCGAAATAGCCTCGCCCGTTATCTGCCCGCTGGGCATACCAATGCCGGCGGTCAATCCCGTAAACCTCGCAGTAACCTGCGAGGCTTCCGGGAATTTTTTTTGCATCGATCAGCTCCTTCATGATGTCGAAATACCGCTTTTGGATGTCGAGCGTGTCCTGACTGTAAACTCTCGTTCTGCTCATTGCTCTTCAATTTTGTCTGAAAGCTCGTCCAAGACTCCTAAAAGCTTCGTAATCTCGCCAGATGGTAAATTACACACAACGGCGCGGTCGAAAGCCGTAGCGAGCTTTAAACGGGCCTCAGCGATGTGTTTTCTATTGGGGCCCGAAGTTGCGGCTTCGAGCAGGGTGCCGATTACGAGCCAATAGTTATTTTCCATCGGGCTCTCCATTGATTTGAAGATACCGAACTGCAGCACGAACAACTATCTCCAATCCACGCATGAAGGGGTAAAGGATTAATAGCGCCGGCGCGATGCACATCAGCGAAACGCCTGATATATCATTTAAACCAGCATACATAGCGAAGCCGGCAATGAATAAGACTACAGCAAGGACGATGATCGCTTTTGAGATGAGGCCAATCACTGATAGGGTAAGGTTGCCGTTTGAAGATTTGTGCAGTTTATCGGTGAGTTCTGCAAGTAAAGGTTTTTCTTCGTTTTGTTCCATGATGATTTTTTAGAAAGTGTGTAGGCTTCCGAGCACGCGGAAGACGCGGAGGATTATGTTTTTGGGAATGTCTTGGTCGTCGTATGCGCGATTGGTGGGTATAAGACGATAGCAATTTTTATCATCACTCTTGCCGAGACGCTTGATAGTACGTAGGCCGTTAGATGTTACGATGGCGTAGACGTCGCCGTACATGAGAAATGAGTGGTCTTCGATGAGCTGGAGAGCGACGACATCACCGCTGTTAATCTCCGGTTCCATCGAATCACCCGTCGCGTTGCACCACAGTGTTGCGTTCTGATACTTTGGCATACGGACAAGGAACTGCGGATTTTCAGAAAACGGAAAGCCAATCTCGTTGAAGCCGAGCACGAAGTCTTCATCATAATATGGCACGCCGTCTTCATAGGATATCACTGCAGTATCAGTCTCTTCGCTTTTCAACATCTCTCCCTCGCCATAGAGCAACCAGTCACGATTGAGGTCGGGAAACTCTTCGGATATGAGTTTAAGCTTATCTGGTTGAATTGACTTGCGCATAGAAGTGATATATGCACCAGAAACACCAATTCTACGTCCAAATTCTGCTTTAGAGATGCCTTTTACCTCTAAATAGCTGATTAATCGGTCCTTTACGTTATTATTCATTGCAATGGCTTAGTTAAAGTTTGTTAATGCTTTAGTTTTACCTTGCAAAGACCAAAGCATTGCTTTATCTTTGCAACGTGAACGCTGAACGTTGCGCACAAAAATACGCAATTTGCGCTTAACGAGCAAAGAAAACAGTAATAAAATCAAAAGGATACGAGATGATAACGATAGACGACCTCACCCAAGAGCTGACTGCAGCAGCGCAGAAGCGCCTCGCCGCGCAGATCGAGACTGCCCGACATGACTATCAGGAGGGCATGAACGACTGCAAGAACGGCATCTATGACAAGTGGTTCCGCTACAACCACAGCGACAGCGGCCGGGCATACGACCTCGGCTGGATGAAACAGAACGAGACCACGCAGAACGAGACCGTCTCATTCATCGGCGATCCCAGCAAGCTATAACCACCTCAAACGCAATACGAAGAATGTACTCAGTAGAACTCAACGGATGCTTTATCCGCCAAGGCTCAAACCGCAAGTCTATGCTCAGCTTCTTTCGCAGGAAGCTGAGCGAGATAAGCGGGACGGCAGATGTCCTCCGCTTGTGGTGGAACGACATCGTAGTCGTCGGCAATGAAAACGTAATTTACAACTCAGACGAAGATGACAATGACTAAGAAACGCACCCTCAAAAGCATCTATGATGCTCTCGATCCGATCCCGCCCAAGACAGCGTGGATTAAGCGAGTCGCAAAGGCCGCAAAGGTAAGCGAGTTTACAGTGAGAATGTGGCTCAATGGACGGCAGATACCGCAGGCCGGTATTCAGGAACTGGTATCACGGGAACTGGGTGTTCCGGCAGAAGAGCTCTTCCCGGAGCGCAATGAAACGAATGCTCAACCATTAACTGCTGTACGACATGGACTTCTTTGACTACATGATTGCTGCACTTGCACTTGCAATGCTTCTTATCGGCATTGCGTCGCTCGCCGGCTTCTTTATCACCGGCATGTGGCATTGCCTCCTGATGGCCGGCATGGCATTCGGAATGGTCGGCATATGGTATCACGACGATATTCACCCCAAAGTTAAATCGCTATGGCAGAAGAAGAATACAGAGAAATAACATCACGGCTTGAACGCATCGAGCGCAGAATGCTGTCACAGAAAGAAGTGCTCTCGATGGAAGAACTGACCGAGTACACGGGTTGGAAGAAGAGTCACATTTACCGCATGACATCGCAACGTGCAATTCCATTCTACAAGCCGATGGGCGGCAACATCTTCTTCAAGCGCAGCGAGATTGACGAATGGCTTCTCCGCAACCGGCAGTCGACCGAAGAAGAACTCTCAAGCAAAGCTACGACAAGATTAGTAATCGATAAAAAACTACGCAAACATGGCTAAGATTTTCAACACCGACGGCACAACCCGCGACATAGAACCGAAGAACGGCACCGATTTCCAACTCGACGAGATGAAAGAGATCGTCGGCGGCTATATCGAACTCGTAGACCTCAGAGACGGACGGCTTCTCGTCATCAACGAAGAGGGCAAGCTTTACAAACTGGACGTCAATCTCGCAGCAACCACTATGGCCCACGCATCACGGGCAATCGCAGATTGGGACTGCATCGTAGGTAACATTCTGTTATGCAACTCCGACCAAGTCAAGTAATATGGCCTACACTGACAAGCAGAAAGCAATGTGGGAGGAAACAAATAACACATTAAACGCCATGTGTGCTATTGGTATGGAGCTGAGACATTGGATTCTCCCACGGATAAAAGCAGAGTCAAAAGATGAGAGTTACAGCAGCTCTATCAAACGACTTAGTGGTGCTATCAAAAGAATAACGGAGTGCCAAAGAAAGCTGCAAAATTTGATTACTGAGGATGAACTTTAACCGCCTCAAACGCAATACTGAACCGAAATGAAAGAAATTATTTTACGCCGTCTCGCATTGCTCAACTTCAAGGGCATACGCAAGCTCGAAATCAATTTTGACGAGCATGAGACAAACATCTACGGAGCGAATGGCTCCGGCAAGACAACCATCTTCGACGCTTTCCGCTGGTTGCTCTTCGGCAAGGACGGAAACGACCGAAAGGACTTCAACATCAAGACGCTCGATAAAAGCGGCCGCGTCATAGAACGCCTCCCCCACGAGGTAGAGGCCGTCATCGAAGTGGCCGGCGAGGAAATCACCCTTAAAAAGTGCTTCACCGAGAAATGGCAGAAGAAGCGCGGCTCGGCAGTCGAGACGTTCAACGGCCACATGGTTGAATGCTTCTACAACGAGGTACCATGCTCGGTCTCCGAATATGAACGCAAGATAGCAGTAATATGTGACGAGCAGGTGTTCAAACTCATCACCAATCCTCTCTACTTCACCGCACAGCGCAAAGACTTCCAGCGCGGTATGCTGATCAGCATGGTCGGAGAAATCTCAATCGATGATATCGTGGCCGATAATCCCGAACTCGCAGATTTGGTTGCCGCCCTTTCGGGAAAGACGCTTGAAGAATACAAGCGCGAAATCGCCAACAAGAAGCGTCGCATCAAAGAGGCTGTCGACATGATACCGGCTCGCATCGACGAGCGCAAGCGCGAGATACCGGACGAAACTGACTGGAGCGCGCTGGAAGCTGAAATTGCGGTTCATCAATCGCGCATCGACGAGCTCGATAAGCAGATAGCAGACCGTTCACGGGCATACAACGAAATCACCAAAGAGCGTCAGGAACTCGCACGGCGCCTCTCGGAGCGTAAGAGCTCGCTCACGGCTCGCGAATATGAGCTGAAAGACAAACTACTTGCCGACTATAACAACGCCAAGAGAGCGCACGATACGGCTGTACAGAACGAGGTTCAGCTCCGCAACGAAAGACGCATACGCGCACTGTCACTACCGAGGCTGGAAAGCGAGGTCGCACAGCTCACAGACCAGAAAGAGAATGTCCTCAAGCCGGAGTTCAGAGCCATCTGCACAGAGGTGTTCATCACACCCGACCCCGACAGCTTCATCTGCCCGATGTGCAGGCGCCCGCTGGAGACAAGCGATGTGGAAGCAGAAACCGAGAAACTGCGCAAGGCCTTTGAAGCCGACAAGGCAGCACGCAAGAACCGCAACAAGGCTCGCGGTCAAGAGCTGGCAGCCCAAATCGCCGCAAAGGAAGAGGAAATATCCGCCATCAAGAACGCGCTCTTCGAGCTCGATACCCACATCGGTGAGATACAGTCATCGTCAGTGTTCAAGACTGAGCCGACAATACCGGACATCACCCCGGCTCTCGACTCAGACGTGAAACTCAAATCTCTGCGAGAAGAGATAGCTGCAATCCAGCGTGATCTTGATGTTCCCGTGACTGTGCCGATGGTTTCCGACTTGCATGAAGAGAAGAAAGTCGAGCAGGACAAAATCAACGCCATACGCTATCGTCTCCGCGACCGCGAACTTATCGAGAACAACAACCGCCGCATCTCTGAACTGGAAAAAGAGCTCAAAGAGAGTCAGAATGAACTGACTCGTTTGGAGGGCATAGAGTTCTCTATACAGCAGTTCGGCAAAGCCCGTATTGAGCAGGTTGAGAGCCGCATCAACGGACTCTTCAAGATTGTCCGCTTCAAGATGTATGAGCAGCAGATTAACGGAGGCGAGATTGAGACTTGTGAGGCCACCGTCGACGGTGTTCCATTCTCCGACCTCAACAGCGCAGCGAAAATCAATGCCGGTCTTGACATCATCAATGCCATCTCTCTTGCAAACGGCATCGTCGCCCCCATCTACATCGACAACAGAGAGAGCGTGACCGACATAGTCTCTACGAACGCTCAAATCATCAATCTCGTTGTCGCTCCCGATTGTCACACCCTCAAAATCGATTAACCATGGCAGCACAAGCAATCACCTACACTCTCAACCTCAACTGGGAAACTGAACACGACACGGCCAACGGTCTTATGACCCACACGTTCACTGGCTCGGTAAAAGTCGTGACAAGCATCAAGACGGGCAGAGTCAAAGTCTACAAGCACGACATTCTCGTGAATGCTTTCGACGCATCGGGTTGGAAGCTGAATGACTACACCCAATTTTTAGCCGGCCTCGCGACCGACATCGCAGTAAAGCAACTCACATCTGCAAACTAAATATTCACCTCTAAAACTTCACGAAATGGAAGAACAGAAACAAACTGCAGGACAGCAGACCACAGCCATCAAAAAGTACGACAACATCAGCGACCAAGTGCTCGCAAGAATCGAGCAATTACAGGGAGACGGCGGTCTCCGTCTCCCGGCCAACTACTCGGTCGAGAACCATATGAAAAGCGCATGGCTCGTTCTTCAAGCCACAACCGACCGCAACGGCAAACGTGCGCTCGATGTCTGCACCAAAGGCAGCATCGCCAACGCTCTCTTCGACATGGTGCTCCAGGGCCTGTCAGTGAGCAAGAAGCAGGGCAACTTCATCGTCTACGGCAACTCGCTGGAGTTCCAGCGCAGCTACTTCGGAACAATGGCTCTCGCAAAGCGTGCCGGCGGTATCAAGGGCGAGCCCGTCGCCAACGTCATCTACGAGGGTGACGAGTTCATCTACATGATTGATCCAAAGACGGGTCGCAAATCAATCGTCAAGCACGAGCAGAAGCTGGAGAACATCGACAACAACAAGATTGTCGGTGCCTATGCCATCGTCACCTATGCCGACGGTACGACTGAGGTAACGATTATGAGCATGGCCCAGATACGCGCAGCGTGGAATCAGGGCGCGACCAAAGGCAATTCTCCGGCCCACAAGAACTTCACCGACGAGATGGCAAAAAAGACCGTCATCGGCCGAGCATGCAAGGCTGTCATCAACTCTTCGGATGATGCATGGCTCTACGAGGGCAAAGCCGATACCTCGGAAACCGACATCGCAAGCCGGCAGCGTGAAAGCGCAATCGTCGGCGAGAAGCAGGTAATCACCGAGACGGACTACGAAGATTTGACCGATGCCCCGCAACAGCCCGCAGAGACTCCGGCAACTGAAGCTCCGACGCCCGTTGTGGAGGCAGAAGTAGAAGATCCCGGCTACTAATCATCAATCAAACTACGCGGTATGAAACTACATATCCTCGGAAGCAATTCTCTCGGTAACGGCTACGTTTTGGAGAACGATACGGAGGCTTTGCTCATTGAAGCGGGCGTCTCGATGCGACACGTCAAGAAGGCTCTGAAATGGCAACTGAATAAGCTTGCAGGGGCAATCATCAGCCATGAACACAACGACCATGCAAAGTTCGTGAAAGAGGTTGTGGCTTCCGGGGTTGTAGTTCTCGCGCTGAAAGAGGTATTCAACACTCACGGACTTCTCGGCAAGCCGTTCACCAAAGAGATTATTCCGTTCAAGGGATACAAGGTGGGAGGCTTCAAAGTGCAACCGTTGCCGGTAAAGCATGATGTTCCCTGCGTGGGCTACATCATCCAGCATGATGACATGGGCAAGATGCTTTTCATCACCGATACCGTCACATTTGATTACATCGTGCCGGGCCTTACAGCGGTCTTGATTGAGGCAAACTATGCAGACGACATTCTCAACGACAACATCGCAAGAGAACCCAAAAAAGCTGCACAGCGATACCGTCTGCTCAACTCACACATGGAGATAGGCCAGACCAAGCAGATATTGGCAGAACAAGACCTGTCGACCGTGGAGAACATAGTGCTGATACATCTCTCTGATGACAACTCAGATGAAGAACGCTTTGTGGCCGAGGTCGGAGAGCAGACATTCAAGACGGTCTGGGCGGCAGCCCCCGGCATGGAAATTGACTTATCAAAAGAGCCCTACTGATATGCGCTTCCTAATTGACAAGATAGACGGCTACTTCAACCTGCGCACAATTGAGGCGTTCTTTCGCTCGGCGGCCAACGGTTGCTATATGATCAACATCACTCGCCAGCGCAGAGGACGCACCCTCAATCAGAACGAATGGCTGTGGGGCTGTGTCTATCCTATATTGCTCGACGGCTTGCTTGAAGCCGGCTGGGAATTTACCTCGCTGGAGCAGGTGCATGAGTTCTTCAAGAAGCAGATGGCGCTTGATAAGGTCGTGAACTATCACACGGGCGAAATCGTGGGAATCCCGATGTCAACTGCAACCATGGACACGCAGCAGTTCTCAGTCTACATCGACAAGCTCCGTGAGTATGCAGAGGAATTTTTGAACGTTACAATCCCGTCTCCGGACCGCGATTGGAGAATAACCCGTAACCGACGATGAAAAGCATTCCCAACAATATAGTTGCCGAGCTAACACGATATTTGCCGATATTGCTCACAAATATTGACGAGAAGAAAGCCCGTGGCAGCCTACGGCTGACAAATGCAATTCGCAAGGTGAGATTGATTCTTCCAAGACTGGAAAGGTTAAACAATACCAAAGATGAAACTTGACAAGCTGACATTCCACCGACGTTGGGCTGAAATCCTATCGGGCTTGTCTGATGCCGAGAGGCTGGAGGTCTACGATGCAATCGTAAAATACGGTCTCGACTTTGAAGAGTCAACGATGAGCACGCCGACTGCAATGATGGCTTTTAAAATGATATGCTCAGACATCGATACGGAGCGTCGGCATAAAAACTCAGTCGCAAAAGTCCGAAGCAAAGCCGGCAAGCTCGGCGGCCGTCCCAAGCAACCGCCGGCCAAGCCACCTGAAGAGACCGCATCAGATATGCTGCCCACACCGGAAGTTATCGAGGACGTGGAAATCATCGAGGAGATACCGTCAAGGACCTCTACCGTTGGCTCTACGGCGACAAATCTCTTCGGAGAGGAGATATCCCCGGAGCCGATAAAACCGAAGCCACAGCGGCCGCAAAAACCCTCAAAGAAGCACTATGCCCCCGAAGTGCTGATGACTGAAACCGAGTACAACACGCTCGTCAGCAAATATGGGCAGGAGACAGCAGATTGGTGCATAACCAGACTTGATGACTACAAGGCAGCGTGTGGAATGACATACAAATCAGATTATAGAGCAATACTCAACTGGGTAATCAAAGAATATTATAAACAACATGGCACAACCTCAACAGATTGGCAACCTATTCAGCCAACAGCAAAAGAACGGCGAGACATCGAATTTGCCAGCTACATCGCAGGTAAGCTCGGCGGCTATGACGCTCAGAAATAGCTATCAGGACGGTGCAGCGTTCATCACAACCTTTGCTCCCAAGAAGCAATATGCGTTCTGTGCCATGGAGAAACGATGCTATATGGGCAAGGCTCCAAACCTCGTCACGGTCAATGAGGCGTTCGGCAAGGGAACTGCTCAGTCATGGCTCGCCTTTCAGCTCCGTGACCTTTCAGAGTTCAGTGGCGCGAAAGAGAAGCTCGGTATCGGGCAGATAGATGATATCACCGAGGTGATCATGTCGCAATTCCCGTTTCTCAAAGTCACGGAACTGATGCACTTCTTCCTGCTCTTCAAGAGTGGCAAGTTCGGAAAATTCTACGGTGCTGTTGACGGACTGGCAATCATGGAAGCCCTCAGAGAGTTCATCAACGACCGAAACGACAAGCTCTATCGCTGGCGTCAAGAAGAAGAACGCCGCGAAAAGGAGGCAAAGGAAGCAGAGGAAGCACAAAGATTTGAAGCTCTCAAACAACGATACATTAGCCGGGTGCCTGGCGCATTTACCGACAAAGCACCGATAGACTTTCTGCAATATCGTATGATGGGCTTCGACCACATGGACGATGACTGTCTGAAAAAGGAAATCGAGGCAATCAAATCGGGAGCAAAGAGACTCCCCACCGAACTTTTAGAAATGATACGAAACGCATTCAAAATCAAAGACTAACAATACTTAAACGCAATACGATATGGATAACAATCAAAACAATCAGACTCAGGCGCAAGCAGCCTCTAACTCCGCGAAAGACGCCATCAAAGCCTATCTCGACGCAAGAGCTGCAAATGACGCCCTCTTCGCCACATCATACGCGAAGCTCAATAAGAACATCGATGAGTGCTTCACCTACATTCTCAACGAAGCCCGCAAGCGTGGTTCGTCAGTCTGCATGACTGACGACGAGGTGTTCGGACTGGCCGTTCACTACTATGACGAGGACGACATCAAGGTCGGTCGTGCTCCGGCCGGTTTCAGGGCTTCTACCACACGGAAAAGTGCTCCGGCAGTGGAACTGACCGAAGAAGAGAAAGCCGCCGCGAGAGAGGCTGCGAGAAAGCGCTATGAGGATTTGTGCGTAGCCGAAGAAGTCGAGCGGGCTGCAAAGCGCAAAAAAGCTGAAGCCGACCGGAAGAAAGCCGATGATGAGCAGAGAAAACGTAAGCTGGCATCGTCACCCTCACTTTTTGACTTCGACGAGATATGATACCCAAGACAGACCGACAGAGGGAGATAGTCGCACTCAGTGCTGCTCTCCCCGAGATTACCGAGAAGCAGAAGCAATGGGCATACGACCACTGCTTCGAGCGCACGGCGTTCTACTCGAAAGACTCTGCATGGTGCTCGCACTGCGGCAAGTCGTTCAGGCTTGATGGCACCTCTGAGCTGATTGTCGAGGCCGTAGGCGACAAAACAACGTGCCCCCACTGCGGAACACATCTCACCATCAAGAACAGCCGTAAACGCAAAATCCAAGAGTGCTGGTACTACACTATCCTCACCACACGCAAGGGCTATCAGGTCTGCCGGCACTTCATTGCCGAGAAATTTCTCCGAATGGGAGAGGAGCCGTTCTTCGAGATACACGAGGCCGTTCAGAACTGGATTGCTCCCGACGGCAAGGAAGAGGTCATCGCACGCCCCGTGCGCCCCATGATGATGGTTTACGACGCATGGAATTTCTGCAAGCCGATGGAGCTGAGAGACACGCGCCAACGATTCAACTACAACACCTACCGGCCCGACAAATACAAAATCGACTCCAGCTGGACCTACCCAAATAGAACGCTGCTTCCACAAGTCAAGCGTAACGGCTATACGGGCCGCTGTACGACTCTTCCGCAGTCGGAGATGATAAAACTACTTCTGAGCGATAGAGAAGCCGAGACACTGGCTAAAAACGGCCAATTCGCACTACTCGGCTACAAGTACGCCAAGGGCTACCGCGAGTTCTGTATGCCATTCACACACTCAATCCGCATTGCCAATCGAAACCGCTACATCGTCAAGGATGCTTCTCTATGGTTCGACTATCTCGACCTGCTGGCATACTTCCATCTCGATACTCACAACGCTCACTACGTCTGCCCCCGAAACCTCAAAGCCGAGCATGACCGGCTGCTCAAACGTAAGCGCCGCATCGAAGCTGAGAAGACAGCCCGTGAGAAGATACGCAAAGCGGCGAAATGGGAAGAACAATATCGCGCCGACAAGGCCAAATACTTCGGTATCTGTTTCGGCAACGACGACATCGTTATCACGGTCATTCAGTCAGTGGCCGAGATGGCAGAAGAGGGAAAGGCGATGTACCATTGCGTCTATGATAACGGCTACTACAAGAAGCACGACAGCCTCATCATGACGGCTCGTGACCATGACGGAAACCGCATCGAGACAATCGAAATCTCGCTCAAAACGTTCTCGGTCATTCAGAGCCGCGCAAAGTACAACAAAACGTCTGAGCATCACGACGAGATAATCAGCCTTATCAATCAGAATATCAACTTAATAAAGCAAGAAGCATGAAAGAGAAAACATTTGAACGATGGACGCGCAAGGACTTCGAGGCGCTCCCCGACATATCAGAGCTGAACGAGAAGCCCGAAATCGTTGACTCGCTCGTGATCCTGCCCACCAGACGATTGCACGATAGCGGCTACCGCATCATGCACTTCGCGGTCATCGTCAACAACCAGCCAGTATGCAGGCTTGCCGGCTGCACTGATGTTATGAAGATAGGGGGCACCTGCTGCTGGAACGGCAAAACATCTTTAAGCGAAATCAGTTGTATAACCCCCGTCGGCTGGAGTATCGACTGTCTCGCAACCAGCGGCCTGCTCCGTCTGTTCTGCGATACGCGCATCAGACTGACACCGCCGTTCTCAACATTCGATGTCTACTATTTGGACAGAGAGGAGGTAAAATGAGCGCAATCGAGATGTTCAACGACAGCTTTCAGAACTGGAAGCGCTACCTTTCATGCAAGGCTCAGCTCATTATCTCTGACCCTCCCTACAATCTCGCTGAGAATATGTATGCCAGTAACCCCATGTGGTATGAGGGCGGCGACAATCGCAACGGAGAGAGCAAGTTTGCAAAGAAAGCAGCTTTCGACACGGACTTCGATTTCCGTCCGGCTGAGTGGATGCACTTCTGCTCACGGCTGCTCGTCAAGGAGCCCAAAGAAAAGGGCAAGTCTCCCTGCATGATCATCTTCTGCGGCTTCGAACAGCAGATGCAGTATATCGAGCTCGGGCGTCGATATGGCTTCAATCACTATATCAATCTCGTATTCAGAAAGAACTATTCGCCCCAAGTTCTCAAAGCCAACATGAAGATAGTCGGCAACTGCGAATACGGGCTGGTGCTCTATCGTGACAAGCTCCCCAAGTTCAACAACGAGGGACACATGATTTTCAACTGCATCGACTGGCCCCGTGACACGCGCACTCCAAAAGTGCATCCGACTCAGAAGCCTGTCAAACTGCTCGAAATGCTGATTGAACTATTCACGGACCCTGGCGAGGTAGTGATTGATCCGACTGCCGGAAGCGGCTCTACACTCGTCGCCGCTGCCAATTGCGGCCGACAAGCCTATGGCTTCGAGATAAAGAAAGAATATTGCAGGGCATTTGAAGAGCGTATGCGACCATGCATTCAGCGAAAACTATTCTAAACAAACAACACAAATGACACAAGACCAAATTACCATGACAACCGATTGGATTGATGTAAATGAGCGCCTCCCTGAAAGCGCATATACCGACGTCCTCGTGTTCATTCCGGCCAAGCCCGCCGTCGGGTTCCCCGACTGCTACGAAGTCGCCTATTATGACGGCGAGGACTGGCACACCACCGACGGCGAACACGTCCGCCCGACCCACTGGTGCGAGATACCGAAGTTTAACCCAGAAAAAGAACAAATATGACCGACGACCAAATCACCGCACTCGCCCGCGGGTATGCGGAGGAAATTAACCCTGTGAATGAACTCAACAACTATCCAGACGCGAAGGTGATAGCCGACATAATGCGGAACGCCCTGAGCGAAGTTACCGCCGAGCATATAAAGAACTTTGAGGGCTTTGTTCGCTTCTTGCTCCGCCGATTCTGCCTCGTAGAGAAAGAGACCGTGAGAAAAGCATTCTGGCAATTGACCGACAAACTCTTATCCGACGGCGATAATAAGTCTTTTGGAGCGGCATACGTTGTCCTCCAATCCCTCTTCCCCGAAATCGCAAAGGAGGTGGAGGAATGAATATCGCAGAACTTCGCGAGCGTCAGTCGTGGACGCTGGAGCAGAAGATAGACCACTCGCTCGGAACGATTGAGTCTTTCGTCAACCGCATGGGAGGTGAGGATAAAGTCTATGTGTCGTTTTCGGGCGGTAAGGATTCTACTGTACTTTACCATCTCGCCCGCAGACTTTATCCGAATATCCTCGGCGTGTTCTGCAATACGGGCAACGAATATCCCGACATAATCCGCTTTGTTAGGCAAACTCAATCGGAGGGTGCGAACATTAAGATTATCCGCCCGAAGATAACTCCGAGGGAGGTATGGGAGAAATACGGATTCCCACTCGTAAGTAAGCAAGTGTCGCAACGTGTTCATGCCGTAAGGCTCAATCCATACACGGCTTGCTCAGTCAAATATATGGGTGACGGATTCTTTTCAATCAATAAAAGATGGCGTTATTTAGTATCGGAACCTTACGAAACCTCCGACCAATGTTGTGACAAATTGAAGAAAGAGCCGTTTCATAGGTTTGAGAAAGAAAGCGGACGTAGCCCCATATTAGGAATCATGGCTTGTGAAAGCGTTCAACGTGAGCGGCTATACATAAATAGGGGGGGGTGTAACGTGTTCCGATCCAACGCAAAAAGCGATTCGCAACCGATGGCGATATGGCTTGAAAACGACGTATGGAATTACATTCGGCGGTTTAAATTACCTATTGCTGAAATATATAACAAAGGTCTTGACAGGACGGGATGTTTCGGATGCGGATTCGGTAGCTACCGAACCGAGGATGAGAGATTTAAGATACTTCTCCGTGAATACCCCAAATGCTACGATATGGTTATGAACTACACCAACAACGGCGTGACATTCCGCGAAGCGTTGAGAAAGGCATTGGCTGTGAACGGCATTTATCTGCCCGATGAACAGCCGCCGACTTTATTTGATATAATAAACGATTAGAATATGAACAACCAAGACTACGAACAGAAGCGCCGCGAGTGCTGGGAAGAATACAAGCGACAGAACCTTGACGGCGAAGTGCAATGGCAATTATTAAGCCGATACGATGTGTACTGCGCAGCTTTCGACCGCGCCTACGCCCTCGGCAAGCAGGAGAAGGACGCGGACACCGTGATTCAAGGTTGGGTGGCGAGAGACTCCAATCCTCATAGACTGTATGTTTATTATCGCAAGCCTATCCGTCTAAGCGACATGTGGACTGCGTTAGATGAGTCATTTGAAATTGACTCCAATCTCTTATTTCCCGACCTCACATGGGAGTCAGAACCCGAAGAAGTAGAAATAATCATCAAAAGAAAGAAGAAATGAGCTATTTTGACAATCATAAACCAGGAGATGCCCTATGGATGTTGCTCCTTTTCTTTATGGCTATAAGCGCAATAGCTGCAATAGGTTTATATTTAACCACTTAAAAACATGACTAAAGAACTACAAGACCTCGCATGGTCTATCCTCCCGAAAGAGTTCAAGGAGGAAGTGAAAGAAACATACAGAGAATATACTGAAAAGATTACCGCTAAATCTGAACCTGAATATCGGGTTGTCGGATATATAGCGGCACAGACAGAGCTTGAACTTCTTTTTGGCTACCACAACCTCACCTCTGACGCGGAGGGAGAGGAGGTGCTGACTATTCCACGCAAAGAACTGCAAAAGCAGTACCAAATGTATAAGCAGTTAGGTTGTTTGAAAAGACTTGATGCTCTTATGCGGCTTTTCGGCTCCAAGTGCCTGCCGGATAAAGAGACGAAGCCAGCCGAGCCGAAGTTCAATTGCGGAGATAGGGTAAGAATCATTAAACAAAAACATCTGTACTATGGTGAAACAGGTACGATTGACACATTAGTTAAAGGAGTCAAAGGTATTCCTCCAGAAGTTTTAGTCAACCTCGGTGGTAATCTTATCGCTTTCCATGATTCCGACCTCGAACCCTACACCGAGCAGGAAGAAGACAAAGCCGAAGAAATAGCCGACAAAGCCATCGAGCCTGTGGAGAAATACTTCGACCACATCATCAATCGCAGCTTCCTCGACCACAACCGCCTCCAAATAGCCGCCATAGCAATGCAGGGAATTTTGAGCGGTTCCGACTTTATGGTTAAAGACTGCAATCAAGACGCATGGGACAATCTCGCCAAAATATCATTGGCGTGCGCCGACGCCCTTATCGCTGAGTGCGGGAAAGGAGGCTCAGATGATTGACTGCCGACTCTGCATGTGCCACACCATCACGGGCAACTGCACCAAGGATGAGCACACGGGCAATCATGGCGAAATCATCGGGAAAGCCCGTTGCCGCATCCATGACAAGACCGCTACACGCTGCCCCTACTACTGGGAAAGCGAGAACTTGAAAGAATATTACAAACAACATCCTTTAAGCGACTTACCATGATACTCACCGCAGCATTCATCATCAGCAAAGCCATCGGAGCGACATGGTCCTGGTGGTACATCATTCTCGCAATCATGGCTGATTACGAGTCCCAAAACAACCTCAAAAATATCCGCAAAAAATGACAATCGAAGAACTGAATAAACTCCGCGTCAAGACGCCATTCGACATTCCCGAACATACGGAATGTGACGAGCACGGGCAGTACAGCACCGGATGCTTCAAGTACAAGGGTAAGATCATCCTTATCACCATCGACGGCGGCAAATGGCACCTATCGGTGTCTGCAAATCACCCTCTCGGCTACTACGAGCTAAAGCAGATGCGCTATATGTTCCTGCCCAACCGAGTACACGCGGCGCAGATATTTCCGCCCCGTGAAGAGTTCGTCAACCTACACGAAAACTGCTATCACCTCTACGAGATATGACAAATCTTGAAAAAGAGGCATGGGATTACTCAGACTCCCAGCGCACGGCCTATGATGATGACCGCGCCACCGCCTACGCAAAAGGCTATCTCGCCGGTGCGACACGCCAAGCGATAAAGCCGAGACTTCGAGATTGGGCCCGTGAGCTTCACGGCGCACGGAAGATGCTCATCTGTCTTGCCGAGACACGCTCGGTAGACCTCGCCCCGAACATCAAAGTCAAAGACGGGAAGAAAGCCTACCATGACGCTCTTCTCGCATGGCTCAAAGCCGACATCAGACACATCGACGCTTTCATCAATGGCGAGGATATCGGCTTCTGCAATCACCAAAGAGACACATACGGCCGCCTCATTACAGTTCAAATAGTTTATCCCGTAAAACCATGAAACAAATCAATGCCTATCGCTGCGACTTCTGCGGCAAGGTTTACCTCACGCCTCACGGCTGCAAGAGACACGAAGAGCGCGGTTGCTGCCAGCGCCCCGAACTGCGGCCCCTCTGTTACTCATGCCGGCACTACCACCAAGAGATTATAGAGAAAGAGAACATCTCATACTACCCGCGCGGCATCAGAACACCCTGGGATGACAAGTACATGAAGAAGTTCGATGTCAACCGCTGTGAGCACCCCGACAACGAGTGCAAGCTCTACAACAATTTCAAGCTCTCGGCAGAGATGCAAGAGGGGCTGGCCGATGGCGGCTTCGTGCCGATGCCATGCAAGCAGTCGGGAGGGTGCAAGTTCTACGACCCAATCCCCGGCCATCCATACTCAGTCAATCAGTAGAATATATAATATATCTATATAAGCCTTATGATAAAGAAGATATATAAATACAAGTTAGAAGCAGTGCCGCGTCAGACAATCAAGCTGCCGGTGCTCGCACAGCCCCTAAAGGTTGGTCTGCAAGCAGTGACGGAATGCGGCGGTCTATGGGAAACGTTCAACATCGTGCTATGGGCCCTCGTCAACCCCGACCCCGAAGTCCCCCAGCATGATGTTCGCGTCCGCATGATTATGACGGGCGAAGAGATTGACGACCCGGAACGTCTCGACTACATCGGCACGATAGAGCTTCACCCGACGGGCTATCTCGGCCATGGTCTCGTGGCTCATTTCTTCATCGAAAACGACCGCTGACTATGCGACGGCTATCACAAGAAGCATTCGAGGCTCTGAAAGAGAAGTTCGGCGTTGACTCTAACGACTACAAGGAAGCCATATCAGAGCAGCAGAAAGAACACGGAGCCGATAACGATGACTGCACCCAGCTTGAAACGCTCCGCGAAGAGCTTGAACGCCACATCGCCGCCAAGAGAAAGCAGGACGAGCAAGAGAAGAAAGAGATGCGTCGCAAGTTGAGAGTGTACTCACGGGAGATAAGACGCGAGGCCCGCGAGTGGGAAATGCTCGGCTGGGGCTACAAGCCTCGTCTGCATGACCCGAAAAACACCGTCGCCCACAAGCCGGCAAATCAGTGGCACCGCATACGCGCCAATCCCAAACTGCGCTGGCTGAAATCAGCGTCAAGCAGCATCAGACATAATGCTAACTAATCATCGTAATGTTGTTATGTAGTAATTATTATATATAATATATTCTATATTAGTATCATACGGGCATAACAAATAAACAACAAGTAAAACCAAAAGCACAACAACCATGCTTAACAAAGCTCAAATCATCGGCAATCTCGGCGCAGATCCCCGAATTGCCAAAGCTCAGAACGGAAGCGCCATCGCAGCTTTCACGGTCGCCACAACGGAACGCGGCTACACAACGCAGTCCGGCGCACAAATCCCCGACAGAACGGAATGGCACAATGTCATCTGCTTCGGGAAGCTCGCGGAAGTCGTCGCCAAGTATCTTCACAAAGGCTCGAAGGTCTACATCGAGGGTAAGATGCGCACCCGCTCTTATAACGGCAAAGACGGCATCGAGCGCAAGGTCATGGAGATTAACGCCGACTCGATGGAAATGCTCGACAGCAAGCAAACATCAGCAGTCAACAACAACGTTCAACGTGAGCAAGAACTTTACGGCAGCCCTCAACCTGAGCAAGGTTATTCTCAGCAGCAGCGTGACGATGACGTTCCTTTCTGACAACCATGTCACAACATATCGAAAGTAAAATTCAGATAGCCTGCAAGCGGTGGTTCAACTACCAATATCAGCAGTTCTCACGTCTGTTCTTTGCAGTTCCTAATGGTGGACAGCGAGGGAAGTATGAGGCAGCAATCATGAAGCAGGAGGGCATCGTTGCAGGTGTCTCCGACATGATATTGCTGATACCCCGAAAGGGTTACTCTTCTCTCTGCATAGAGTTCAAGACCGCAAATGGCAGGCAGACTGACTTGCAGAAATCATGGCAGCAGACCGCTGAAATGGTCGGAAACAAGTACGTCGTTGTCCGTTCGCTTGAACAGTTCATCAAGGAAATTACCGCATATCTCGGCTAATAGCCAGATTTTTTTATAGCTATAATTGTGCCTAATAGGCGCATTTTAGCTATTTTTGCGGTCAATATTAGTAATAACATTTGTTACAACCAATCAAAAATCACAGACAATGGAAATTTTGACTCAATTTCAAGGTTGGGCTCTGATAGTCGGCTTCTTCGCCGTGATGAGCCTCATCGTCTTTTGTCTCAAAAAGAGACAGCAGACGAAAGTAGAGTTTTTGGCGGCCGGCCACTCGGCACCGTGGGTGCTGACAGCATTCTCGATGGCGGCAACATGGGTATGGGCTCCGTCAATGTTTACCGCCGCAGAAAAAGCTTACACACAGGGCTTCGCCGGTGTGTTCTGGTTCGTAGTGCCGAACGTCCTGACACTAATTCTATTCGCGTTCTTCGCCAAGCGCATGAGACAGCTTCGGCCCGAAGGGTGGACGTTCTCTGACTACATACGAGAGAAATACTCCAACCGCGCACACAACATGTTCCTCACCGAGAGCTTCGGTCTGCAGATATGCTCGCTCGCCGTACAGCTTTTGGCCGGCGCGACAATCTTCCACAAGGTCACGGGTCTGCCGTTTGTGTGGACGACAATCATTCTCGCGGCCATACCGCTGCTCTACTCGCTCACCAACGGCATACGCGGCAGTATCGCTACTGATTTCGTCAAGATGAGCTTCATCGCAATCGTACTTCTTCTCGGCCTGCCCATCATCAGCTCTAACGTAGGCGTCGGCACACTGCTCGCCGGTCTCGGCGGTATCAACGGCACACACGCCCATCTCTTCGACACGACGGGTATAGCCGTAATGTTGTCGTTTGGTCTGCCTACCACCATCGGTCTGCTTTCGGGCACATTCGGAGACCAGATGTTTTGGCAGCGAGTGTTCAGCGTCAAGCAACACGCCGTCAAGAAAACAATGATCAGCGCTGCGTTCATCTTTGCCATCGTGCCCATCTCGCTCGCCTGCTTCGGCTTCTTTGCCGCCGGCGCAAAGCTCGACATCGCAGACACCCAGCTCGTCAACGTGGGAGCGGTAATCAACTTCTGCCCCCGATGGTTCCTCTATCTGTTCTTCCTGCTCATTCTTTCGGGCCTCATCTCGACGGTTGACTCTATTCTATGCGCCGTATCGTCCGTAGCAGGTCACGACATCGTCCAGCGCCTCAAAGCCAAGACCGGCCGCGACTACAAGGAGCTGACGATCGCCCGTATCGGCATGGTGCTGGTGGCAATCCTCGCAATCGCCGTGGCGAACATTCCCGGCATGACAATCACATATCTGTTCCTCTTCTACGGCACGCTCCGTAGCTCGGTGATGCTCCCGACGATATTTGCAATCAAGGGGCGCAAGATGACCGAGAGAGGCATCTTCTACGGTATCCTCGCAAGCCTCATCATCGGTCTGCCCATCTTCGCTATCGGCAACCTTAACGGCAACGTGCCTATGATAGTGGCCGGCTCACTTCTCACTATCGGCCTCTCAGGCGTCCTCTCTCGCACGATGAAGGAGTCAGCGGTAGTTGCACCTATCAATGAATAAACAAACCAATAAACCGCAAATAAGCAATGAAAAATCGAATTTTACTGACGGTGCTGTTGGCACTCGTCGCTCTATGCTCAAAAGCGCAGGTCTATGACGGTATTACCCAGCCCACACGCTGGCGCGTTTTCGTTCCCGTCACGACATCGCTCAACTCCAGCCACAAGACCACCGTCGCACCATTCGTGGGCTTCAAGCAGGACCTCGGTGAGCGCTTATCCATCACCCCCGTGTTGCAGTACAACATCAACAACGAGGCGTTCATCCCCCAGCTCTGGGTCAACTTCAACGTGGCGAAGAAGTTCTACGTTCTGTCTCGGTCTATCTACAACACCAAGAGCAATCTCTACCAGCATACGCTCTCGGCCACATACAAGCTCCCCCTCAACTTCATGGTGGACGCGACGTGGGAAAATCTATACAACGGCCGCAAGTTTGCAGACACCGACCGATTGCAGTTCGTAGGCGGCTGGGCGTGGAAAATGTTTGTCGCCAATGCCGGCTACTCATGCCGTGCCGCTCCCGGCTTCATCGCCAACGTGCGCTGGAAAGTTACCGACTACAACTGGCTCCAGCTTAAATACGACGGCGGTATGAAATCAATTCAGATAAGTGCGGCCCTGCAATTCAACTGACAACACCCATGAAACAAGTATTAGGCAAGAAGCAATCCTCGCGCAATGAGGATTTTGTCAACGCTTGGAACAACATCGAGCAACTGGTCTCCCGTGAGGAAGCGGAGAGACTGGTTGCTTCGGCTGTTTCAGACATCAGAGAAAAGACCGCCGGTAAGCGCGTGGCCTATGCGTGGAGTGGTGGCAAAGACAGTCTCGCCCTGCAAGTCGTCTGTGAACGCGCTGGCATCAATCAGTGCGTTCTCTGCACGGCTTCCAAGATTGAGTACCCCGGCTTCGTGGATTGGTGTAAGGCTCACGCCCCGAAAGGTCTCACAATCGTAGACAACACCAAGCTCGACCTCAAATGGGTGTCTGAGCGTCCCGAATATCTTTTCCCGGCAGACTCGAAATACGCCGCATCGTGGTTTCATCATCTCCAGCATCGCGGCCAAGCAATCTACTTCAAGGAACACCGGCTCGACATCATCTGTCTCGGCCGCCGTATTCAGGACGGCAATTACACCGGCGGCAAGGGTAAGAACATCTACACTGACGGCAAGGGTGTGACACGCTTCTCCCCAATAGCCCATTGGAAGCACGAAGAGGTGCTGGCGGTCATTCACTACTTCCTCGGCCATCAGCTACCCCCTATATACGACACCAAGAACGGCTTCGTGGTCGGCACAGGAGTATGGCCCGCCCGCCAATGGGTCGGCTCAGTTCAGAACGGCTGGCAAGAGCTGTGGGACATCAACCCATCTATGGTGCATGAGGCGGCGCCTTATTTCGCCTCGGCAAGAGAATTTATCAACTCCCAAACAATAACATCATCATGGCAGTAAAACATGAAACGAAAATCGTAGAGCTCGATAAACTCGTACCCTACGACAAGAACCCCAATATTCACCCGCAGGAGCAGATTGCTGCCCTCGCAAAGAGTATCGAAACCTACGGGCAGTATTACCCCGTCATCGTGGACGAGGATATGAAAATCCTCTGCGGCCACGGCAAGGTTCTCGCCCTCCAGCACCTCGGCCACACCACCGGTGAGGTGCGCATCATGCACGGCCTCACCGACAAGCAGAAACTCAAAATCGTCATCGAAGATAACAAGGTCCAGAGCATGAGCTATGTAGACTATTCTAAAATCGAAGACATCATTCGCGAAATCGGCGACCTCGATATCATCGGCTTCGGCACTGACTATCTCGACGCCATCATCAACGAGTCAGTCAAAGACAACATGGGCGTAGACTTCTCACAGCCCGCGGCTGCGCCTAAGTCCAACGAGCATCAGGTGGCATCAGTTCCCCAAGAGCGCCGCGACGCTCAGGACGAAGAGCGTGATGACATCGAATCCGGCATGCAGCCAGCCCGAACTATGCGCTGCCCCCACTGTGGCAAGGAAATCACTCTCTAATACCACCCCGACATGAGCAAGAACAACAAAGACCTCTTCGCGCCTCTGCGCAATCTGCAATTCGTAGACCGAGACCTCGTCAAGCCGAATGACTACAACCCCAACAAGGTCTTGAAGAAGAACCTCGACTTGCTCACCGAGAGTATTCTCAACAACGGCTTCTGTTTCCCCATCGTGATCCGCCCCGATTACACCATCATTGACGGCTTCCATCGTTGGATGGTATCGGGGCAGGAGCCGTTGAGAACAATGCTCGGTGGCAAAATACCCGTAGTCATCGTGGCCCATGATAACGCCACCGACGATATGGCCGGCACCGTGACATTCAACCGTGCACGTGGCACTCACTTGCTGGAGCCCATGGAAAACATCGTCAAGAAGCTGCTCGACGAAGGTCTCCAAGTTGACGAAATCAGCAAGAAACTGGGCATGAGCCGTGAGGAAATCTTCCGTCTCTCCAAGATAGACCGCGAGACGTTCCTCAAACTCGTCACCCAGCGCGGCAATCAGACATTCAGCAAGGCACAAGTAATAAGACAGGGATAATATGGCTTACATCAAAGACTTACAATGCAACGTTGTGGAAGCCGCCGAGCGTAGGGTGCTGGAGGCTTTCAACAACAACAAGACCGTCTCCATGAGCTTTTCGGGCGGCAAGGATAGCATCTGTATGGCCGACATTGTAGTCAAGACCATGCAGAAGTATCGTATATCGTTCTCACGACTCATGGTGACGTTCTTTGATGAAGAAGCTATCTATCCCGATGTTGAGAAGATAGTGATGGAATGGCGCAGCAAGTTCATGGCCCTCGGAGCAAAATTCTATTGGTTCTGTCTCCCCATCAAGCACTACAACTGCTGCAACAAGCTGGCTAATGACGAGAGCTTCATCTGTTGGGAGCCGGGAAAGCAAGATGTGTGGGTACGCCCTATGCCCAAATTCGCTATCCGCAATCACACGGCTTTCAGACCGGGCATGACCTATCAGCAATTCGGCGAGAAAATCTTCAAGGCCGTACCCCAGATGGTCGGCCTCAGAATGGCCGAGTCATTGCAGCGCAGGTCAGCAATCAGCCACATAACAAGGTCAACTTTCATCTACCCCATCTACGACTGGCGAGACCAAGACATCTGGCTGTACATTCAGCGTATGGGCTTGCAAATACCCATCACCTACATTTACCTCTACAAAGTGGGCGTGGGCCTGAATAAGCTCCGCATCTCGCAGTTCTTCTCGATTGACACCATCAAGAGCCTGCCGAAAGTATTGGAGTTCTATCCCGACCTTTATCAGCGCGTCCTCAGACGCGAGCCAAACGCCGACCTCGTGATGCTCTATTGGGACACTGACATGTTCCGTTCATCAAAACAAGACCGGGCATTTGACCAAACCAATGACAAGGACTTCAAGAAGCTCTTCATCGATACAATGAGATTAGCCGCGGCCAATCCCGACGACTATCCGGGTTATGTCCTCTGCAAGAAAGCATACTCAAGAGCCAATAATGCGACCCGTGAACAGACATGGCGCTTGATGTATCAGATGTTGATAGCCGGCGACCCCAAGAAACGCACCTACCGCGTGATTTTGGGCGATTTAATTCGTGATACTCAAAACCGCGACATGAAACATGGCAAGTGAAAGATTTGAACAGACAATGAGCGAGAAGATAGCCAGAGAAAAGGCCGATCTTCTCGCGGCTCTTGCAGCCAATAGCGGCATCGTAGCGTCCGCTTGCAGGGCAGCGAATGTCTCCCGAATGACTTACTACCGCTACTACAATGAAGACCCCGATTTCAAGGAAAAGGCCGATGACGTGAAAGAACTCCAAAAGGACTTCGCCGAAAGTCTCATTCTCAAAAAAATGAAAGAGGGTGACACGACCATGATAATCTTCTACGCCAAAACGCAGATGAAGGACCGAGGCTATGTGGAGCGCCGTGAGCTGGTCGGCAAAGACGGTGATGACCTCGTACACAAGCAGGAAATTGACCTATCCAAGCTGACCGAAGAACAGAGAGCAGCATTACTCAGTATCGGGCTTGATGTTCTGAATAAGACGGAATGAGCAAGCGATTAGATTATACGGCCCTCGCTCTTCAAGTTGTCGCCGACCAATGCAGACGCAGTTTTTTCTTTTTCGTCCAGACCTTTTGGGACGTAATCATCAAGGAAACACCCGTCTTTAATTGGCATATCGCGTTCCTTTGTGAAGAGTTGCAGAAGCTCTCGGTCTCCATCGTAAACCGAGAGCAGAAGCCGTATGACCTAATCATCAACATTCCGCCCGGCACGACCAAATCGACAATCGTGACAATCATGTTCCCCGTGTGGCTGTGGACGCTCGACGCGACTATCCGCATCATCACCAACTCCTATTCGGGTGGTCTCTCGATTGAACACGCGACCAAGTCAAAGGATATCATTCAGTCTGACAAGTTCAAGACGCTCTTCCCCGAAATCCAAATCCGAAAGGATAAATCGGGCAAACAGAACTACGAGAACACTCAGACCGGTTACCGCTACGCGACTTCGACGGGCGCCACCATCACGGGCTTCCATGCCCATGTGATAATCAACGACGACCCTCAGAACCCTAAGCAGGCTGAGTCTGAGAGTATGCGTATTCAGGCAAACGAGCATACCAAGACGCTGTCATCGCGTAAGGTTGACAAAGCCAATACGCCCGTGATAACCATCATGCAGCGTCTACACGAGGATGACGTTACGGGATATTTGCTCAAGCGTAAGGGCGACAACATCAGGCATATCTGTCTGCCGGCAGAGGATTGTGACGATGTCAAGCCAGCAGAGCTACGCGCCAACTACGTTGACGGGCTGCTCGACCCCCGGCGCCTCAACCGCAACGTGCTTCAAGAAGCGATGATTGACCTCGGCTCACGAGCTTATGCCGGACAGTATATGCAGGTGCCAACCGCCGACGGCGGCAACATCATCAAAGAGACGTGGTTTCGCCATATCTCTTTTGCTGATTTCAGAGCGCTGCGCTACAAGGAGCCGATGCACTTCTTTCTCGATACGGCTTACGACTCGAAAAAGAAGAGCGACAACGACCCGTCGGGCATCATCGCGGCTTGCAAGATCGGGAATAACATCTACATCACTCACGCCAAGAAAGTGTGGAAAACGTTCCCTGATCTGCTCAAATTCCTGCCGGAGTATCTATATGCCAATGACTACGACAGCGGCCAAAGCACTCTCCGTATAGAGCCGAAAGCCAACGGCAAATCAGTGTGCCAGCAACTCGAAGCCTCTACCGACCTCAATGTTACCTACACTCCGTCACCCAGCGACCCCAAGGACGTGCGACTTCACGCCGTAGCTCCAAAGGTTGAATGTGGCCGCGTCTATCTCGTAGACGGCGAATGGAATGAGGAATTTATCGACGAGGTATGCGGCTTCCCGGCCAAGACACATGACGAGTACGTTGACCTGCTCGGCTATGCCATCAACTATTTCACCGACAACTCGGAAGCCGATTTGGCTGACGATGTGGACGTGGACGATTTATTCGCAAATTAACACCAATGACACCATGAGCTTAATACAGATGGCCACAAACTACCTCAATGCAGTAGTCGGCCGCAATCAGGAGTTCGACGAACTCATCAAAGCAAAGGACATCTCCCGTGTCAAGACGCTGTTCACTTCATGCGAGGTTGAGACGGCAGAAGCCATGCGAGAGTATGATCCGGCGCTTCACGAAATCAACAACCGCAAGGATAAGATTGTCCGCAACAAGCTGGGCGAGCGCAAGGACGTGATAAAACGCTGGAAACTCCCCCTCAACTATCCCCAGTACATCAACGAAATTTCCGTTGTGTTCATCTATGGCCGGCCCGTCAAGTGGACTGATAACAGCGAGGACACTGAGAGGGCATTTGCGGCCTATAAGAAGCTGCTCAAAGATACTCGCTTCGACAGCAAAATCAGACAGTGTAAGCGCCTCGCAGGAGCCGAGACGCAATCGGCAATGCTGTGGCGCGTATTCCGCAACAAGGAGGGCAAGGCCGACTGTCAGATACGAGTTCTCGCCGCCAGCAAGGGTGACGAG